TAGCCATTTGTAATATGTGCTTCGAGGTATATCTGCTTTCTTACAAGCTACTGTAACAACTCCTAGACTTTGTTCTAGTGCAGCTAATAGTGATTCCTTTTTTATGTGTCTACTTTCGTTCATATTATTTGTCAAACCCATTTAATGGATAAAAAATTAAACTATTTCTGTATGCTTCTTCATTCTGCATAATTATCTTTGTAACTCCGTGAATGTTATACCAAGCAGGATACACTAAAATACTGTTATTTGATTGCTCAAATGTATGATTAAAATCGGGTACACATAATGCTCCACCTTTAGTATCTTTCCTTTTGGTTAATATTACATTTACTGTATTTTTTAAATTACCCCTATCTTGATGAAATGGAGCAGCTATATTATAATTAGATATACTACTTGTAAATAATTCTCCAAATCTATATTTAGGCAATGTAGTTTCTTCTATTAGTTTTTTTTGCGATTCATATTGTTGTGGCATATATTTCTTGATTAATTTCTCTGATTCCTTACAAGTTAATAACATTGCTTTGATAAATGTTCTTGCCTTTTTATTTGTGTGTACTGCTGACACAGAATTGTAAGGTCTGCGTAAATGTGGCTTTGCTAAAACCCCACCTAGTATGGTAGACATTTGAACAGTATTTCTTGCTTTAGCTTCTGCTCTACTTATACCATATTTTTTCTGCATAGCATAAACATCAGAACGTTCTAGTAAAGACTTTGGAACATTTTTACTTAGAAATTCATTGTTGGCTATATTTAAATATTGATTTAATTTATCGGGTAGTTCTGTTAAATAGAAACCAATAACCTTGCCATCATACTCTAATAAACAACTTTCAGTAACTGTCGGCGGAACATAATCACATTTTGAGCCAATCTTTACGTTATGTTCGTTTAGTTCTAATTTTAGTGTTTTCATATTAGTATTTCGTTTTTTCTTTTTGTGTTTAGCTTAATTTTATCACCCCACTTTGATTTTAAAATCATTATATTTTTTTGTTCTTCTTTGTCATTTCTAATATCAACTGCCCCTCCTGCGTTAGAATAATGCTGAAATGTAAATAAATATTTTTGATACCTTAAAACTTTAGCTTTTTGTATGTGTTGTAAAGTAAAATCATAATCTTCCTTTAAAGTTAGTTGATTATCAAACCTCAATTCATTTGGCTTAACAAATAACATATCTCCAATACAAAACTTATTCTCTACAACTATTTTATTAGCAAAGAAAAAATTATCTGTTGGTGGAACACCCATTAAGTAAACTCCGTTTATTTTTTTAAACTTACCTACAATATCTTCTATTGCTTCATCTAAAGGTACTGTTCTTTTTTTTACAAAATTTTTATTTGTTGTTACCTTTTTTATATCATCACTAAGTTGAATACAAATAGAGTTATTTTTAAATGAATGTTCAAGTGCAAAATTTCTGCTATCCATTAGGTTTCCCGTATTGTAAACTTCCTTACAACCATTTTGTTCATATAATTTTTTTTGACCATTTTTAACACAAAAGATATATTTTTCTTTTTGTTCATCATTGAATGGTAAATCATTATATCTATTAGCACTAATCACATAAACTTTATGATTCATAATTTTTTAATGCGTTTAAAAATAGTTCAGACATATCAACGCCAATAGTTTTTAATTTATCAATATAAGGTCTAACATCTTTTTCGTATTGTTCTGTTGGGTATTCAAGTATAACTGATTTTTTAGTTTGGTCGTATAAATTATCAATTTTTTCTTCTAAATCAATTTCATCCAAAACACTATAATCAATTTCTTCTTCGGGTTGCCAAACATCTAATCCCCAATCTTTCAATTCAACGTTGTCAAATGTATTTGCTAAAATATCCCAATCCCATTCACCAAAGCCTACATTGTCTTTAATAATAAATTCCTGTGCCTGTTTGTCTGTTAAATCTTCTGCCTGTATAATATAGACTTCTTTCAAACCAACTTCCTTACAAGCCTTGTAACGCATATTACCACCGAGTATGATATTATCCTTGTCTACCACTATTGGTCTAAGTTTTAGCATCTCGGGAAAATCCTTTACACTTTTAACAAGTTTTTCAAATTTATACTTGTTGATGCTTCTAGGGTTATTTTCGTTTTCGTTGATTGATGATATACTTACCTTTTCTATTTTTGCTTTAATCATTGTTAATATTTTTTTCTAAGATACAAAAAAATTATTTTCTGTATATTTTTGTAATTACTAACTGAAATATTCCAAAGTAAACAACAATGTCTTCCTCGTATATTTGTTCATCTTCAAAAGGGTAATGTCTTACACCAAACAAAATCCCTTTAAAAAATCCAACTTTAACTTCGTAACGCAATAACTTCATAATATATGATTTGTAGTATAACGTTTTTAAAGTTACTTTTTATTTACCAATGCATACCATCCATAGATGTACTGCTTTCTATTATTTTACATTCATCTTTATTTTTCCAATTCCAACTTTGTTTCCATAAACTTACCTTTTCTATTATTTCATTTAGTCTTTCCTTAGGTATGTCGTGCAATACATTCATAATTGGGTCGTTCTTTACCTTGTTTCTTAAATCTAAATACTTTCTCTCAAAGTTATCACATTTGCCCTGCAGGTAATGTATCTTGTCTATTTCGTCATAATTTAATTCACTTTTGAAATTAAAGGTATCTTCTATTTCTTGTAAAGATGAATTATACATTTTGTATGTTTCATAATTCTTAACTAAATGAATTACAGTTGCGTGATTCATAGTCTTACCCATTGATTCAAAGTAATAAGCAATATTAGTCCACCTCATCCCTAGCTTTTCCCTAAGGATATAACAAACCAATGCTCTTAATTCTACATAGTTTCTTTGCCTAGTGTTTAAAAATATATCCACCCCTGTCATTTCAACTACACCCTCTGCTACTTTTTTATAATTTCTATCCATTTTTATTTCTTAAAATTTGTATTTCTCGTTCTAAATAATCTTTTGCTTTTAATAAGTCTCCTAGTTCGTCTTTCTTTTTTCCTGCTCTAACAATATACTTCAAGATGTTACCCCTGTTAAAGTTAAGCGTGTAATCGTTACACACATCTATAATATCGTAATCTTTTCCGTTATCGTAATGTACTTGCGTTGCTTTCATTCTGTTAATAGTTTTAAAAGGTTATAGCATTCAGTATATTTCTGTCTTGCTTTGCCCTTATATTCTTGTTTAAATAATTGGTAAAGTTTTCTAGTATATTGGTATTTAGTTTGACAATCTGCATAATACTTTTCTGCAAACCTTTTCCCTTTTCCTTTAAAGTAATTTACATTGTCTGCAGTATCTCCCATAATCATCTGCTCATAAAAATTATACATAGCTTCATCTTCTGATATATCAAGTATTTCTTGGTGCTTGTAATGGTAGTTATACATCAAACAAGGAAACTGCTTGTAATCTTTATCTATTGATACAATCATAACTTCATTTCTTCCTAGTTCTTCAGATAACTTTTTCCAATACCTTGCAACCATATCATCTGTTTCTACTCCATAACCTACAACACTATCGTAATGGCTTTTTACAAAGTCGTGCATTTCGTGTAATAATGGTGGTAATTCTTGCTTTTTTCTATTCGCTTTGTATTTCTTAGTTATTAGCTTTCTAAAGTTACCTCTAGACCCACTAAATGTAATTACCTTGTCAATGTTATAAAGTTCTTCTAAGTGATTTACAATAGCCATATACTGCTCGTCAAACTTATTTCTAGCATCAGCTATATCTGTGTAATACTTTTCATCCTCAGGATGTTCCCTTTTCTTATAACAACTTGCAAAGATTAAACTATCTGCATCTACTAATAATATCATAATATATCCTGTATTGCTCCCTCGATATACATTATTGCATTTTGACAAGTGTTATCTTCTGTTTCTCCATTTTCAATATCTTCTAAAGCATTTATGTAAATATACCTTATCTGTCTTTCTAACATAGGAAATTCTGCTATTGACTTCATACAATACCTAGCTAAGTCTCCAATGTTTATAGTTGTTTTTTTCTGCTTCATAATTCTTTTAATTCTTCTTTAATTAAATCTAAATACATTTCCTGCATCTTTTTATTTTCCTTTATAACTTGGTTAATAATAAAAGGCAAGTCTTTAATTAATTGGTCTGTATTATACACCACCCATTTATCTTTTCCATATCCTATGTGAAATTCTCCGTCTTGGCAATAAAGGTGTTCTGTTTCGTGTATGTATGTAGTTTTACTGTCTGTCATATTGTGATAAATTTATTTGTAAATAGTTTCTTAAATCTGAGTTTTCTTTTATTCTAAACTTAATAGTTATATCAGTTATAGCTTGGTCTTGTTCTGTTCGGTATTCGATTCTTTTCTTAACCTCATCCCATAGTGATTGATTTACTTTCATCTTCTAGGACAATTACTTAAACGATATAATTTCTTGAATTGTGTTTCTTCTTCTGAACTTGGTTGAGGTGTATCTGCATCAGGTGTTATAATTAAATAGCTACTTGTTATGCTTCTCGACACTTCGTATGTCCTGTTATCTTGGGTAACAATTAATAACGTGCCACCCATTTCTTTTGTATAATATGCCATCTTATTTGATTAAAGTTAAATCTAATTCACTTGCTACATAGTTAATGTGCTTCTGTGTGGTCTGCGACCAATAACCTAATTGGTATAATTTGCTTCCGTCAATTCTTGCTACTATTGTTGAATAACTCCAAACGTTATTTCCTTGAATTGATAAATTTTGCTTGTACTGTGATAATTTTTTCATCTGTTCTGTTTTTAATTTTTAAATAATTTATTTTCCCTAACCCATATTCTTTGCCCTAAATAAGGTGGGTAAGAATAAATACAATACTGTTTTTTAACCCAACCTTTATCTGTTTCAAAACTCATACTTGTAATACCTTGAATTTCTACTTTTAATGTTTTTATATCTTCTAATTCTTCGCACCAATCCATATTAAAGTCTATTATTATTATAAATTGTTTTTGCATCCTCCATACCTTTTAAATGCTGCTTAGTAGCTAAATCATAAAGTATTTCATTTAATACTATGAATTGTTCTGTTGTTAAATCTAAATTAAGATTTCTTACATTATCAAAAGCTATTGATAAATTTGATTGTTTTGTTTCTGTTGCCATTTTTAATATATTTAATTGTTAATTATTATTCTTCCCAATATGCAGTGTAGTAAGCATATTCTTGTGCTTCTCCCTCAGTCAATTCATAAATACTTTCATCTTCTTTATTTTCTAAATTTTCCAAAGCCATTATGCAATGCTCTAATTTTTCTATATCATCCCAAAATACTTGACCATCTTGAAACTTAATATTTCCTAGAGTTGTTTTTAATCTTTCTTTTACTGCTTTAATTGAATCTTCAACTAATAAATTTGAATGTTTTGTTGCCATCTGTTCTGTTTTTAAGTTTAAAATAATTTTGCGTTTGTTCCCGTATTTAAAAATTTATTTGCTTTGGGTAAACAACCCTTTTCAATAAGTTCATCAAGTTGTTGTGGTGTAAAAGTAAATTTCGACATATTCCACTCGTATGTTTTTGTAGTGTAAACAAAAATTTGAGAACGACTCCATTCTTTTATCTCTGTAATTTCTCCACATACCGAGCCACCGTTATCATATTGCCATCCTTCTGCGGATAAGTTTTTACCTATTAAACTCTCGTACTTTTTTAAATCTAAATTTGCCATCTGTTCTGTTTTTATAATTAAACTTAAACAAATATAAACAAATTATTTAATTAACAAAAAAATTTAATAAGTTTTTTTAAGAAATATTAATATTTATTATACTAGCATCGTTTTCTTCTAGCAAATAAACATCTTTTAGAAGTCTTTTTTTTGTCCACATTGTAGTATCAGGACAATATTTTTTTACAGGTATTGGCATCTGTAGATTATTAAGCCAATATAAAAAGTTTCCTTTTGGGTCATTAACAAAGTATAATTTAATTACATCTTTATCTAATGACATCAAGGCATCGTACTTGTCTTTCTCAAGCATTTTCTGTTCGTAGTAGGTTTTACGGAACTTCATTTCAATAACGCAGTCTTTTCCCTTTGGTGTTTTACCGATTGCATCGTATCTAGTGAAACCATCACCACACCATTCTAAATCCCATCCATCTAGGTTAAGCAGGAATACAACTGCCTTTTCCCACTTGTTAATCTTTTTTAATCCCATTGTCCCAAATGATATTCAAGTCTTTAATCCATTGAACTATTGTTTTTGGGTTACAAGTACAGGGTTTATAAAATCTATGCTTGTGGTACTTTGCGTGGAGTTGGCAAACCAATTCAAATTCTTCAGGGGATAGGTGCTGCTTCTTACCCATTCTGAACTTTCTCCAATCACTTCTATCTTCTTTTTCAAATTTTACCATCTTTTAATTTTTATATTATTTAGACTTTCACGTCTTTTATCACAGTTGCATTTTGTTCCTCTGTAAGTATGGTATTTTTC